CCTTTTTTCTTTTCTAGTTCTAGTCCTACTTGTGAAGGAGCTACTGCTCCTCCTTGTAGTGCTATCTTCTTTAAAGAGTTTTCTATTTGTGGATCATACCATGGACCAGATTTCCTAACCATACGACCACCGTCTCTATCTCTACTCTCTCTATTAAGTCTATTTCTTTCGATCTCTGGATCAAAACCAAAGATTCTTTGAAGCATTTCGTCTGAAACTAGATTTCTGTCTGCTAGTTGTACTAGTAAAGCTTTTTCGGTATCTTCATTACTCAGATCCATTCTATCAAACTCTAACTTAGCAGGATATTTAAATCCCATAGCTTTTTGTACTGCTACAAATTCTTGTTTCCAGAAATTAGCTAGTTTCTTTCGTCCGTAGTCTAGTCTTTGTGTAAGAGTCTTTAAAGATATAAAATTATTAGTAGTACCAGCTGCTCCATAAGCTCCTGTTAGAGTAGGAGGAATACCAAGACCAGCATAAATACTATTAAGATGTGGGATATATTTAGCTTCGCCCAAAAATTCATGTACTGTTGTTTTAGACTCAATTAGCTCAATATCTGGACCCCACACAAGATCCATTGTTCCTCCGCCAACATTATTCTCTAAGATGGAGCTTAATTTACTAGCAGCTGCTGCTGTGGGGGCAATTTTATGCTCTAAGCTTCCTAGTTTAAAAATTCTAATATTTGATATGGCCCCATCAAGAGCTGCTAAGTCTGCTAATTTTAGCTTTTCAATAATATTGATATCGTCCATAATAGCATATACCATAGGATATGCCCATGTTTGCCAATCATCTTTCTTATAGTGACAAACAAATGTTTTTGCTGGATCTAATAGGTATTCTTTTTTGCTTTTTGCTGCTTCTAAAACTTGTAATGGTAATTGACTAAGAATAGCTGCTTCTGCTTCAGTTTTAGGAGACATTATTATTTTACGCAATCCTGCTGGTAATGTGATCGCATACATCCTATTACCAACGAAAGAAGCTAATGGTCCACCAATAACATCAACATAAGTAGGATCAATAAAAGTATACTTCCAAGGAATTTCCCTTTTTTCTGTTTTAGCTTCATTCTCTAAGATAATATCTGCGGTGCCAGTAGCTTTATAAAGACTCTCTTCAGTTCTTAGGCTGATTTTAGCGGTCTGTCTATTTATAACAACATTACCGACCTTATATAGATTATTGAGAAATCTTTCACTTCTATCTTCTCCATTAACCTTATCAAACCAGTTCCTGTAAAATCTTTCAATTCTCTTATTTGGATGAACCGGTCTAATTCCACGAGATGCGAAATCGGCCATAAGATCAATAACATTCTTAACAATACCGACTCTATCATACATCACTATCGCTTTTTGGAAGATAGATTTGATATAGATTGGAATAGATTCTTCTGGACGAAAATAATCATAATCTCGTCTTGTTAATCCTGGCCTGCCGCTAGAATTAGGAGATAGATTAGAAAAGTCTAGTCTATAACGACTATTATTTGCTACTGTTTTATTAATTAGACCAAATTCGTCTAATCCTTTAGAAGCCTCCTGAAGAGCTTCCTTTTTTCCTACTAGGTCATCTGACCATGTTACATATGCCAATTCTGGCTGAAAAGGTGCGGCGTCTTGAATTTTTTCGTTTTGATCTATTTTTTTTCTTGGCATAATAGTATTACATTGGTATTGTGATTGGTTTATATTAATTTACACCAACCTATCTGTAAATACCTTTATATAGATTATTATTTGCTTCTTCTGTAAACCAGCTTGGTCCTCGATACATAGCTCCGTTCTTTTTTTCTATATCAGCAAGATTTGCTCCAATCATATCATAGTTAATTGGCTCTGTTGTTCTGCTAAGTTGTCTAGCTAACATATTGGCAATTACTAAAGAACTATATCGGTCTTTTCTTAATTTACCTTTTTTACCATTTGGCATCTTGATATCTGGAGTATCCCATCTGTCTCTTGCTCCAGAACCACCACTAGTTTGAGTCATCACGATAGTGGTTAATTCATTTTTTAGCTCTTCTATCTCTAATATGCACTCACTTTCTGAATCATATAAATTATCAAAAGATGTCTCCATAATATCTTTATTTTCTTTATCTAAAGCTAATGCTAAACTCAACTGATCAAATCTTGGAAATAGAACAACCTTATCTTCTAGGTCTTTACGTAATCCATGATTAGCTTGTGTCGTCCAATCCGCTCGGGCAAACTGAACTAGTTCTAGAATATGTAATCCGTGTTGATCATCAGTTTCTTTATATTTAGTAGAATCAATGATAGGCCAAATTAAATTTTCGCCCTCTTCTAAATTTCTAGGATCATGTAGAGCTTCTTCGATAGCTACTCCACCTCCCTGAGCATCCATACCTATTCTGTAGCATGGGAAACTTTTCATAAGACTGCGTATTTTTCTTGCACAAAAACCATAGAAGTCGTGCTCTTTAACTAGTCCTGTTTTTTGTCTTTCTTTAAAATTATTTCTGTTTGTTGTCCAGCAGTAAACTACTCTAGAGTGATCGGGGTGTAATTCTAGCACAACAATACTAAAGTTATCTTTCTCTGAGGCTGGGTCTATTCCATAGACATATTGCAGGTTGGGATTTCCTACTATGCTTACATCGAAAAAGACGGGCTTTTCTCCAATGGTTATTGGTTTGGCTTCATTACATACGCAACTTTCGATTAAGCTTCTCTTAAAGAATCCGTCGCTATCCTCAGTAAAACATGCTGCATATTCCATATTATAGATACCAGTATGAATGGTGGCTTTGGACCTAGAAACCTGTTTATCATCCATGAAGCCTTTGGGGACTAATTCATATGGTATTCTGATAATTGAGTAATCCTTCCAATTAAAACTTTCTGGTACTTCTCCTTTAAATAGTTCTTCTAACTTATGTTTGTCTCCTTTACTCTCTATAATTCCTTTATATCTTTTCCAGTATGATGCAAAGTGTTTGAAACTATAGTCTGCAGTTCCTGCAATAATAGCTTGGTTGTTCTTTTTAATTTGAATATCCTCTAGCTCATCCGTCCATAAGCCATCTGCTCTCATTGCTTGTTTTCGGGCTTCTTCTTTTACATTCTGAATTGGACTAGCGCTAACTGCGGCGAAACCAGAAACTACGGTTTCATAAATTTCTGGAGAGATAGAGGCGAATTCGTCTGCTATGATAATGTGGGCTCTTAAACCTCTAATTTTTTCTCCTGTACCTAGTGGTACGGCAATGGTCCAGCTGTCACCAAGCCTAATGGTACATCTATCAACGTCTCTTCTGGGACCATCGTTATTACCAGTAAATATGCTACGTAGAATAGCGCTATTGTTCCACATGTTTTCCATGTATTCAAAAATAATTTTACTCTGTCTAAAAGCGGAACCAACAATAACAATTTTAGTTCCTGGAATAAAAATACATTTTAGTAAAGCGTAAAGTGCTAATATAAAACTCTTTCCGAAACCACGAGTAGCAACGAACATTGGAAACGGTCTATACCAAAATTCCTGTAATAGAACCACTTGGATCGGATGTAATTCTATATCAAACAATAGCTTACAAGTGCTACCTAAATATTTTGGATCTCTTAATAGTCTTAATAAATGCAGATCTGGTTTCTCTATATCTGACTTGGATCTGCCGATCATGGGATTATCGGTAATAACTAATTCATCGAGATTACCTAGTCCTAGCCAAGCGTCTTCATATATCTTCAGTTTGTGATCTGGCATATCTTTCAACCATCCTTTTCATTATGGAAAGGGCCATTTCCTCTGCGTTACTTGATGAGCCACAGTATATTATATGCACATCATATTTCATACTAATTTCTGTTAAATACTTCAAAATATACTTACCAGTAATTTTAAGAGTACTCCATAGTTTTTTGGGTACTGTTGATCCTACTGGATAATCTAAAACGCTATTAAGACTAAATTCTAGTAATATAAATTTATGCTTAAAATCTCTCATCCTATCTAGTTCATCGTAGAATCGCTTCTCTGAAATATTTCCAGCAATTTCACTAACACTTCGTTTTCGCTCAATAGTAAATATTTTCTCTAGTCCTTCGACGCTATAGTCACCAGTATCTAACTTTTTATTAGCTACTGAATGATCATCAAAAGTCCAAGGCTTTTGCTCACGAGTATCAACGATAATGGTAAAATCTTTTATATTCATAGATCTTATAATAGACAAATTAAAAATCGCCGCAACAATAGGCTATATAATTTAGCTATAAAAATGAACCTTAATTAATTAGTCTCTATTTTATATTATGGTAGTTCTTTATACCACTGTCCAGAAGGAGTGGTATAACTTGAGCTTGGTGTTACCGTTGGAGTAGCAGTAGCCGTTGAGGTAGCAGTAGCCGTTGGAGTTGATGTGGCCGTGGCTGTTGGCGTTGAGGTACTAGTGGGCGTTGGAGTAGCAGTAGCCGTTGAGGTAGCAGTAGCCGTTGGAGTTGATGTGGCCGTG